AACGTCTCTAACAAGAAATACTGCTATAGGTTTCCACCACGTATGCTGGGCCCTATCGCGGGCTCTATATGATTTGGTACGCATCCGGGCCCTGCCGTATGGCGGCCATCCCGGTGTAATCCAAATCATACGAGCTTACTGGACGGCCATCCCGTAACTAGGGGTGTACAGCCATAAGTCTCTTCCTTTGAGATAAAGTTTTCGTTCCGAAGAATCTAAGGGGTTAATTTAACGTAGACGAGTTTTCCTTCTGTCTACAAGTGTCCTAAGCGATGGACACCGCTCTTGGCCTTCGCACGGGTAGAAACCGTGACTAGCGTACCACTTGGAACCACAAACAGGCCTGGTGTTTTAAGGGTTGACCTATAAAAACAACCCTCCAAAAGGATCACGAGGATTGATTGTGAAACCGCACGCTAGGGTTACGACCCCCAATTAAAGGGGGAGTCCAAGAACTTACTTAAAAGTTCGGAGTGACATTAATGGTGGAACCAACGGACCCGATGTAAGACATCCAGGTCTGAAGGAGAACCGAACCAGAAGCTGAAGCCGTGAAATTAAACCTAAGCGGATTAGCTAAAGTAAAAGCATCCTCAGCATTCAGATAAAGCTGAAAAGCATTAAGCGAGTTGTTATACAACACCGCATATAAAGTCATGCCATCAACTATAGTCATAGATACAGCATTAAAACCGTTACCAGACGTCATCTGATTCGCCAAAAGCGTCGTATTGGAGACACCACCACTACCAGCCGTATACGTTGAGTTGGTGTTATCAAGGATAACCTTGTAAACATCACCAATCGTCGCACCGGTCGGAAGGCCGTTGGTGCCAGCCAAATTATTACCGGTACCGGTAGCGAAGAACACAGTCGTGCCAGCAGTGGCAGTCATGTTGTTATTCGCCATGCCAACATTGGACCACAAAACCCTAGTCAAAGGTAAAGTGAGAAGACGAGGATGAACTTGCTGTTCGGCAAACTCAATATCGTAATCAAAAATACAATAACCGGGGCTATCAGCGGTTGACGTCTTGCTCAAAAGGAACAACTCACCATCAGCGTAATCATCGCTATTGGCAGTCATCCCATAATCAGTGCTCTTCCAGCCGCCCGTAACCCTGATGGCCGTACTGTGGTTGGTCCATTGAGGACCCATCACGGTAGACTCATCAGACATCACGAACGGTAACAAATTCACACTCGTCTGGTTCAAGAACACAGAATTACGATTTTTACCATAATAGAACATGACATCTCCAGTGGCACTAGTTGGACTAGACGTTATGTAATGCGCAACAAACTTTCTAAACCGAAACTTTTGATAAGTTTGCAGAAAAGATCGTATATACGAATCAACAAAAGCGGCAGGGGTTAAAGGAGCCCCACCGCACATCGTCCAAGTCGTAACCGAACCAGTAGCTGAAGGTTGAAACATAAAATCCCTACCAACCACACGAACCCCATTTCGCATCGGAGTCACAATCGCGCGACTACCGCGTACGCTGTTACCAATAGCAACAGGGGCCGTGTTTATGGTGGCCACAGGGCCCATAACAGACCTAGGTGCGCTGGGAGGAGACATCCTCCCCATGCGCCTAACTAGTTTGTTAGTGGATATAATCCGCCGAGCCTTGCGGACAACCTTCTTTTTCTGCGCTTTCTTCTTAATCGCCATTTGCCCCTCCTCAAGGGGTGGAATTGGGCAGTCCCACCACCGACATGCCCAAGACTTGGTTGGTAACAACCAACGCAACACTCTCCACTATCGACAACCTGCCGAGGACCAGCCTCAGCCGGTGTCGGTAGATCAGTGGTGTTCAAGGAACTTTTGTCTTCGACAAAATATCCCTCCTTGTCTAAAGTACCTACAACCGCCTGATTTGAACCAGGTAATGACTTCGGCGCCTCACGACGAAAGAGGGCGTCCTTGACACCCAAGGCAGCATGGCCTAAGCCAGTAATCACCTCATCTACGAGCGAGGTCCTCGAACCACGCACCGCAGGAGTGAGGTTACTAGCACCACCAGCCTGCACCTCCCCAAGGCCAATGTTAGTCGGCCGAAAAGATGTAGCGTTAGTTTCAGTAACCGCATTCAAGCCCATTTGCTCCAACCTGTCTAAATATGAAAGCACCGGATCACCAAGATAAAACTCCTCAACCTCGTCTACAATCTCCCAACGGGGAGAGGTCAACGAAGGTAGAGAAGAAACAGGGTTAACCAATGCACGTGCATAAACATTACCGTACAAGACGGCATACGCAGCGACCCTAGGTACAAAACCAGGTAATCTATGAGCATCGCGGTAGTAGATATAATCTGCCGCCGCACGATGCTCAAGATCAAACCAATTAGCGTACGCAGAGTCGTGATATCTAGATAATGCATCTAACCTATCTACAGGCGTGGACTTACCAAATTTCACACTAGTTTGAAATTCACCGTCACTTATATAAGGTCCTGTATAACACTGACCTATGACGTTACTAGTGTTCATTTGCGCCACTCCTCCCCGCCCTCAACACGAGGTCTCAGCCCCCAAGACCTCCATTTGAAGCGAGTACTGCGCCCGCAAGAAGATCATTGGGAAAAGAGCTTCCCCGTGTTTACTCTGCAACTTCTTGAACAAACCTTCAAAGTAAGCGAACCGCGCGTCGTCCCAACAATAATTACGCATGTGGGACGATAAGGCACTCGCCATATCCTTGAGAGGCGTCCTCCTAAGCTTCTCGATGTGCTTCGTGAACCGTTTCGGCAGAAATATCCAAACCCCCCTCCTAGGGCATTTATGGAAATGGTGGCTGTAGAACTCGGCTCCCTCAAGACCATCGGTCTCCTGAAATTCGGATAATTCAACCCCGAGGGTTTTTGACACCTCACTGTACCGCTTAACATCGAATTTCCCTTCGATGAAGTTCAAAGTGTCATCACCACCGGCATCGCAACCAAATGCTTTGCCGGATATTATCTCATCAGGTTGAAAACCCATGAAGTAGAGGACTGCGCAGTGAACGATCAACTGCCCAATGGTGTTCGCCCAGATGGTGAGTAAGAAACCAGAACGCATATTCATCTCCCGATTAATTTGGTACACTGCACCATTTGAGCATCTATACGTAGATCTCAACATTTGTTTCAGTGTATACCGCACATCATCGAGGAAAGCGTCAAACTCTTCTGGTGCCATCTCATCCGGCCGGATGAACATCTTTTCCGTCACAGAGACAAGCACCTGGAACATCCAACTAAGATAGTTGTAGTCCCAGTTAGTCTTGTCACCAGCGTACACACGCTTACCAGCGTAGCGTTGCGCCAAGTGTCGAATATGGCCCGGTAATGCTGGATTAAAAGCATACTTCACCGGACCCTCCGTCCACTTATCCACGGCCTGCAGAATCAAATCGCTAAAGATCATGTAGCACTTCACGAGGTAATGGAGACCCATCCCCGTGATTATCCGGCTCATCCTCGCTTCGATCTTCTTCTTCTTGTTCGGCTCCATCTTCTGGAACACTCGACACTCAACAGGTTCATTCCACTTCTTTAGTACAAGGTCCGCCAATCCCGAAACGCCATAATGATCTATGACGTCTCCGTTGGTCGGTAACCCTTCCTCTAGAAAAGGATAACCCGGTGACTTACGAGTTTCTATGCGCGTTGAATTGATGACTTCCACCGCGCGTTTCTTCGAACGCCAGTCCCTGGGTGCATAAACGCGATGCGCCCCACACTGCGACAAAACCAGGTGAACGATCATATCAATCTGCTGCTGGGTTAGCTGCATAGCAGTAACTTCCCTTGCAACAGCCAGATCCAAATGTCGCTTAAGGCTTTCCTCTTCGGCCACCTTATTCACCTTTGGCCAGGCATAGGCACCCTCCTCATACCCCAACTCCTTCAGCTTAACCTCATCGAGGTCAATCTCATTCAGTGGTGGTATTTTCGGCATATGGCCTAAGCCTTTCTTGTGGGTAGGCATCTGCCGTACCTCAACAGGATCATTAGCCTCATCATCATAATCGCCCCAAACGCGTTCACCACGCGCTTTCTTACCAGCGATAAATTGATCGACTCCTTCCCAATCCTGTTTACGTTTAGCTTGCCCAATAATGCTGTTGAAGTAATCGACCTCCTCCCTATCGAGAGGGTCAATTCCCATCGCAGCCATAGCATCGGCTCGCTTCATCCCGAGGACGACATACCCCTTCTTCGTGATGATGTCTAAATCTCCATTGCGGTCGAAAACCCTTGCGGACTCTCGACCGTGTTTAAAGTCATCACGGAGCTCTTTGAAGTGTTGTTCACCATTTTCATGGCCAAAACCTTCTTCAACAGACTCCCCGCGAATGGCTTCATTGAGTTTCACATCATGCCTAACATGCATGCCTACGACTTTGTTGCCATTCAAGACCGGCGCACCAGAGTGCCCTTTGGCTGTGCTCGCATCATGGAAAAGCTTCCGATAATCAGCGCACTCGGAAAACCTTCCTGTCGAACACACGAGCCGATTGTTCTGAGTCCCTACAACTACTACATCCTGGTTATAGTAACTACGACCAGTTTCGAGCTTCGGTAACTTCAGTTGGCTCCACTCTTTCGCCTTCAAAGTCAAAGCGTAGACATCCAAATCTCCGCTGTACTCATTCTCCCCCCCAACACGCACGGTAGTCGAGGGATTGATCATGCAGACACCCTTGGTGTTCGGTTTAAAGGTCAACGCGACCACGTCCCCGAGAGCTGCCTCCCCGGCCATGACTACATGCTTGGCTGTAACCAAACGATCGCCTAGCCGAAAACACATCCCAAGGACTGTAATCTGATCGTCGATCAAAAGACCGATCACCCCGACTGCACGAGGTTTACTTGGAATCATCTGTGATCCCGGTATGGACATCTCATCTTCAGGTCCCACACTCTTAGCGACGCTAAAAACTATCTCGTCATCAGGCTCAGCCGTCGTCAAGGGAGTTACTCGGTATTTTCTCAACCTTTTCACTATCTTGTACGACGACCAAAAACAGAAAACGTGTAGTAGAACTACGACGCTGAGTGCTTCGAGTGCTTCAAGATTAACGTAGCACGCTTTGGCTAAAAGCGCCACAATCCCCAAAAACACACGTACAGGGCCTACTATCGCCTCAATCTCATAACTGAGCAAAGAGGTCATGATCTCGGCTATTTCCGTGTAATTCTGGCTCCATGTGGCATTCCACCTGGCGTAAGCCACGCTAAGCGGGACAGCTTCAGTAACGGGCAGCGAGCTCACATAAGCGCCGGCGGCCAGGACGTAAAAATAAGCTTTCAAAGCTATCAACGTCCTTTGCTTCGCCCGCGTTGCGTTCACCGTCCCAGTCATCGTTTTCTCCCAATGTCTAAAACCGGCCATAGACCGAACTAAACTTGGAATACTCGGAAACTTCCAAAAGACTGGCAAACACGCCCGGAACGGATTATTGCTATGGCCAACAAGAACCTGAGTAGCTATTCCAGTCCGCTCAGACTCCTCATAGGCCATCGCCGAATCCATCCAAGAACTCGGTATGTCCGCTCGCGATACGTCTTGTGCTCTAAACACGGCACTCGGGCCGTGTGTCCTGGGATTGGGTCCCCCCGCTAACGGGTAATAGGACCTATTCCGTGCACTCGTACACGACTGCCAATCGACCACAAAGTCGTACGCTAAGCTCCACGCAATGAGCTGCGACAGGGGACCCCTCCCCTTGAGATTCTTCCCAAAAGGAGAAAAGTACTCCTTAACGTCGTCGTAACAGTCACCGATCTTCCGTTTAAAAAACTCATCGACCAGATGAGTTTCCATAACCGGCCACTCGTTTGTGACATGGAACTCCGACAGCACTACCTCAATGTCAGGCACAGGATTGGTAAGAAACGGTAACGAAACCTCATAAAAGGTCGAAACCGGAACAGCAAACCCACGCTTGCTACATATATGGTATTGCACGCGTCGCACATCATTCTTAATAGCATTGATGCGATTCATCACGTTGTGCAAATAACGATCTTTC